AGTGGTTAAAGAAAAACCAAAGCCTAAAGCTAAAGCCAAACCAGTTGCAAAGAAAAAGAAAGTTGCAAAAAAGAAAAGTGTTTAATACACATAACCAATAACCAAGGAGAAAACGATGAAAGCAAAAACTTCCCTAAAGATAAAAGGTCAAGGAAGCATACCATTGTCTCAGCCAAAGAAAGTCAAGGTAGAGGCAATCAAACCCGGCTATGGCAAAGGAAAAAGCAGAGGCAAAGGTGCAGCTTTAAGAGGCAATAACTTTAGTGGCATTTATTAAGTCATGGACAAGTATGATTTTATTCATGCTCTCCGAAGAGATTTAAAAAGCAGAGAGGAGCAAGTTAGCGATATTGTCATGTCTGGTGGGGTAAAAGACATGGAAAATTATCAATTTTTAATGGGAGAAATTTCAGCAATTTCCTATATTCATGATAAGATAAAAGAACACTTACATGACGAGGGAGATATTGTCGATGAATAAGAAAGCTTCAGCTAAAAAAGAAGAAGATTTAATTAACTTAGAAGAGGCTTTTGTCAAAGAAGATGAAAGGGTTTTAGACCCTACTTTGATTGATAAAAGCGTCATCGAAAGAATGCCTCAACCAACTGGTTGGCGTATTTTGGTTTTGCCTTATAAGGGTAAAGGTGTCACCGATGGTGGCATTTTGCTTACTAAGGAAACCATAGAAAAGGAAACCTTAGCGACTGTTGTTGCTTATGTGGTTGCCATGGGTCCAGACTGTTACCAAGATGTCAAAAGATTTAAAGATCAAAGGCATTGGTGCGAGAAAGGACAATGGGTACTCATAGGTAGATATGCAGGCTCAAGGTTTAAATTAGCGGATGATAGCGAGGTCAGAATCATCAATGATGATGAAGTCATTGCTACAATCCTTAACCCTGATGACATCGTTTCAGCATAGGAGAAATATATGATTGACGAAACTAACGAAGACATTCAGGTTCAACTTGATGATACGCAAGAAGCTACCGATTCGGTAGAAGTTGTTGAAGATCAAGATGCCTCCTCTGACTCAGGCAGTGAGGATGAACTTGACAAATACACCCGTGGTGTAAGCAAACGAATTAACAAGCTAAACGAACGAGTTCGTATGGCTGAAGACAGAGCAACCCAAGCTGAAACAAAGTATTACTCACTAGCAAGTGAGTACAACACAGTTAAAAGCAAGGCTACTGCTTTGGACAAAAATTACACGGATGAGTATGAAAGCCGTGTAAAGTCTCAAAGGCAACAAGCAGAAGACTTGTATAAAAAAGCAAGAGAGACCAACGATCCTGATCTTGAGTTAAAAAGCGTTGAGCTGTTAAACAAAGTATCTCTTGAAGAAGAGAGAGTGCGTTTAGCAAAAATGCAACAAGAACAGCAACAATTTCAATCAGAACAAGTTGTGCAACAACCTGTTCCAAATAACCAAGCTTCAGTGTATGATAATCCTAAGCCCGACTCTAAAGCGTTGGCTTGGGCGGACCAGAACGATTGGTTCCAAAAGGACAGAGTAAAAACTTACACTGCCATGGGAATTCATGAAGACCTTCAGAACGAAGGTTACGATGGTTCAAGCGAAGAATACTATGAAGAGTTGGACAACAGATTAAAAACGGTCTATCCTGAAATGGATAAACCAACAGACAGCAAAGAAGCAAACTCATCTGTGCAGAGAGTAGCCTCAGCTTCCTCAGGAAGCCGTCAAACAGCACAAGGGAAGAGAAGCGGACTTAGGATTAATTCTAACCATGCTTCTGTTAAAAGCAACTTAAAGCCTTATGGCATGAGTAACCAAGAGTGGCTCAAGCGTGTAGGTAAAGAGATGATTAAAATAGAAGGAGCAAAATGATGGACATAGATGCAATAGACGAAGTAACCCGCACATCTCGTGATGAAGAGCAACACGATAAAACTGCTAGAAGAAAGCCTTGGCAACCTGCAAGGATGTTAGAGACTCCACCCGCACCCGAAGGTTATAAATACCGATGGATTAGGGCAGAGTATGTAGGAGTAGAGGACAGGAACAATGTTTCTGCCCGAATGAGAGAAGGATGGGAGTTTGTCCGACAGGACGAAATGCCTGACTTCCCTTTACCTACAATCGAACATGGACGACATGCAGGTGTCATAAGCGTAGGTGGTTTGATATTGGCTAAAATACCAGCAGAAACTGTCAAAGAACGGAACGAGCATTACAAGAACAGAAATGTTCAACAGAACCAAGCTCTTGATAATACAATGTTCACTGAAGTTCAAGGCAATAACAAGTATGTGAAGTATTCATCCGATAGAAAATCGAATGTATCATTTGGAAAAAAAAGGTAGGTAACTAACATGGCGAATAAAGACGCTTCATTTGGTCTGAAACCTGTAAGAATGATGGGTGGCTCACCCTATTCAGGCGGACAGAGCCGTTATAGAATTGCTGCAAACTACGGAACTTCTATCTTTCAAGGCGACATCGTGAAACAAGTCACGGGCGGAACCATTGAAAGAGCTGCTGCAAGCAGTAGTGTTCCAGTTGTAGGAGTTTTTAATGGCTGTATGTACACAGACCCAACATCATCCGAGCAGATATTTAGCAACTATTATCCTGCAAGCACGAACGCTTCAGACTTAATTGCTTTTATCGTAGACGACCCTGAAACCATATTTGAGGTTCAGGCAGACGACACTTTCCCAGTGGCTGATCTGTTTGGAAACTTTGATATTGTTGACACTAACTCAGGAAGCACCTATACAGGTATTTCTGGACTAGAACTAGATGTCACCACAGGTGCGACTGCAACAACTCTTCCTTTGAAGGCTATTGACATTTCTCAAGACCCTGACAACGAAGATGTATCAAGTGCTAATACTAACGTATTATGCGTAATTCAAAATCATATCTGTGGCGTTAAATCCGCAGGTCTAGCATAAGGTAGGTGACAAATGGCTATAAGTAGATCGCAACTTGCGAAAGAACTAGAACCGGGTCTAAATGCTTTATTTGGACTAGAATATGACGAATACAATAGCGAGTATCAAGAACTCTATTCTGTTGAAGACTCTGAAAGAGCCTTTGAAGAAGAGGTACTAGTTGTTGGATTTGGTGCTGCTCCTGTCAAGGAAGAGGGTGCAGGCGTTAACTTTGATAATGCTTCAGAAGGCTATACTGCAAGATATACACACGAAACTGTGGCTCTTGCTTTTGCATTAACTGAAGAAGCAATCGAAGATAACTTGTATGACCAATTAGGCAGAAGGTATACAAAAGCCTTGGCTCGATCCATGCAACACACTAAAGAAGTAAAAGGTGCTAATGTATTAAACAATGCGTTTGATGCTAATTACACTATTGGCGATGGTCAAACATTGATTTCTACTGCTCATCCGCTTGCGGGTGGTGGTACAGCTGCTAACAGAGCAGCAACAATGGCTGACTTGAACGAAACTTCTTTGGAAGATAACATAATTGATATCTCAACTTTTGTTGATGACAGAAATCTTACTATTGCAGTAAGACCTGATAAATTGATTGTTCCACCTCAACTCACATTTGTAGCTGATAGGCTATTAAATACTCCGGGTAGAGTAGGAACTTCTGATAACGACATCAACTCAATTAGAAATCAATCATCTGTACCAAACGGTTTTTCAGTTAACCATTACCTCAACGATCCTGACGCATATTTCATTATGACTTCAGTAAACGCTGACGGTGAAGGTTTAAAAATGTTCCAAAGAACAGGAATGGAAACCACAATGGAACCTGAATTCTCAACAGGTAACATTAGATACAGAGCTAGAGAAAGATACTCATTTGGTGTCTCTAACTGGCGTGGTGTTTTCGGATCACAAGGAGCTTAAGTTTCTTAAGAACCATAAAGGGAGCTTCGGCTCCCTTTTTTTATGTTAAAATTTTGTCATGAGATATTACATAGAAATAATTATTAAAGCCAAAAGTTTGCTAGAGACAGCAGGCACGGTTTTCCTAAGTGAGCAAGTAAAGAATGACCAGAACAAAGAAACTTACGGTCACATCTTTAAAGCCTACCAAGAGCTAGAAGAAGCCTTAAAAAAACTAACTAAGTAAATCTTGTTAGCTTGGCTCATAAAGAGTATAGTTATCTAAACCGAGGTAACTCGTTGTTCCAACTGACTCGGCAGACTTACTCCAAGATGGTGCAACATATTTAGTTAGGAGAACATTATGGCTAAATCAACTTTTTCAGGTCCAGTCAAATCATTGGCAGGATTTATTACAGCAGGCGTTAATAGCTCTGTTTCTTTAACCGCAGATACTACTTTAACAGTAGATGCACACGCAGGAAAAATCTTGTTATGTAACGATGCAGACGGTAAATTTACTTTGCCTTCTATTTCGTCAACAGTACCAAGCGATCCTACAGACCCTAACCAAGCTAACAACATTGGTGCTTCTTTCTATTTCTACATAGAAACAGCAGCAACAGACTTAGACATTTTAACTGATGGTACTGACAAATTTAAAGGTGCAGTATTAGTAGCCGTAGACGATGGTGCTAAGAAAGCTTTTGTTCCAGCAGCATCTAATGATGTTATGACTATGAATGGTTCAACTAAAGGTGGTGTTGTAGGAAGTGTTGTACAAGTTACAGCTATAGATACAGCTACTTATTTGGTTCACGATTCATTGCTAATTGGTTCAGGAACTATAGTTACACCATTCGCTGACGCTTAATTTTAGGAGCTAATTATGGCAGACGCAGTAACTTCAACAACTTTAGTAGATAGCGATAGGGTAACTGTAATCCAACTTACTAATACATCAGATGGTACAGGCGAATCAGCCGTTACCAAAGTAGATGTTAGTGCTTTAAATCCTAGTAGCAATGGGCAAGCATGTACAGGAGTACGCCTTGCAAAAATTTGTTACTCAACTTTTGGCATGAGTGTAAAACTTTTATGGGATGCAACAACTGACGCTATTTGTTGGGACTTAAATGCAAACTATGCAGACTCAGAAGATTTTACAGAGTTCAGTGGGATAGTAAATATAGCAGGGACTGGTAAAACTGGCGACATCAACCTTACTACGACTGGTCACTCAAGTGGCGATTCGTATGTAATAGTGTTAACGCTTATTAAAAACTATGGCTAGTATTTTATGTAGCAATGTTTCGGCATTGCTACTCTTTTAGACATGGCAACAAAAGTAAAATCAAAGCCCATATCAAAAACAACTAAAGGCAAAGGTGCCAATTATCGCTCGACAAAAAGTGGAGCAGGAATGACAGCAAAGGGTGTCAAAGCTTACAGAAAAGCTAATCCCGGCTCTAAGTTAAAGACGGCTGTAACAGGCAAAGTTAAAAAAGGAAGCAAAGCCGCAAAAAGAAGAAAGTCTTATTGTGCAAGGTCTTTAGGTCAACTAAAGAAAAGCTCTGCTAAAACAAGAAACGACCCTAATTCAAGAATTAGGCAAGCAAGAAAAAGGTGGAAATGCTAATGGCTATACCAGACAACGTAAAAAATCCCAGCCTTTATAGTAAGGCTAAATCCAAAGCAAAAGCTAAGTTTGATGTTTATCCATCAGCTTATGCAAATGCCTACATGGTTAAAGAATATAAAAAAATGGGTGGTCAATACAAAGCCAACGGAGGCATTATGGAAAAAAGTTTGAAGCCAGTACCTAAAGGCAACAAGGGGTTACCCAAGTTACCAAAACAAGTACGCAACGAGATGGGTTTTATGTTTAAAGGAGGCACAGTTAAGAAAGGTGCGGGCGTTAAAAGTTTTATTGCCCGTGGTTGTGGTGCGGTTATGAATAATCGCAGAAAGAAAACTAAGATGCGAGGTTAAATTATGGGCATGAATTCTAAACATTACTTGAAAGATGGCACGGTCTGGAATGGCTCTTATCATAAAATGCCTAATGGTAAATTACATACCAATAAAAATCATACAAAAACAAGCAAGCCTGTTTTTCATTACGGAGATTTGAACAAGCCTGCAAAGAAACGGGCTATGTCACAAAGAGGCAAGTAAATGGCTAAACCAGCAGGCGGATTAAGGCGGTGGTTTAAAGAAGACTGGGTAGACATAGGCTCACCCAAAAAAGGCGGTGGATTTAAAAAGTGTGGAAGAAAGTCCACAACAGGATCAAAAAGAAAATATCCCAAGTGTGTTCCTAAGTCCAAAGCACAGGCAATGAGTAAATCACAAATTAAATCAGCAGTTACAAGAAAGAGATCAAAGAAACAAGGTGTAGGCGGAAAACCAACTAATGTTAAAACTTTTGCAAAAAAAAACAAAAAATAAGGTATCATAAACATTAGCCTTAATTGGCTAAATTTAAACACAGGAGTTTACAATGGGATTTTTATCAAAAGCATTTAAAAAAGTAAAGCCAAAATCAATGGCACGAAAAGCATCGGGTAAACTGGGAGGCAAAGGTCTTGTTGGAAAAATTCGTTCCAAGGCTCTTCGTAAATTAGAAAATCAGTCAGGCAGAGCAAGAATGCCGTCATCAGGCGGAATTTTTGGCTCATTGCGAAAATTAAGCAAAGAAAAACCTGCGTCAATGAAATCTACACGATCTTCAATGCCCACAAGAGGAAGAGGTATGTCTGGCTCAAATCAAAGAAAACTTGCTATGTACAAAGATGGCGGTGGTGTTTGTGCAGGTGCATCAAACAACAGAAGATCAAGACAGGGTGCTGAGATAGTAAGATAATATGGCAGTTTCAGGCTCTAAAAATTTTGAGCTAGATGTAGCTGAATACATAGAAGAGGCATTCGAAAGATGCGGTCTTGAGCTACGAACAGCATACGATCTTAAAACCGCAAAACGCAGTTTAAATCTTTTGTTGGCTGAGTGGGCTAACCGTGGTCTTAACCAGTGGACTATTTCACAAACATCTATCGCTCTAACACAAGGCACAAGTTCATACAGCTTGGATGCAACCAATCCAACGGCTGTGATTGATGTGCTAGATGCGTTCGTCAGAAGAACAACCAACGGCACGCCAAGCGATTTACAAATGAATCAAATATCAAGGAGCGAGTATGCTGCTGTGCCTGATAAAACAGCACAGGGCAGACCGTCTCAATATTTTGTAGACAAACAAATAAGCCCAACCATATTCCTTTACAATACGCCTGAAAACTCAACAGATGTTCTTTATGTAAACAGACTGATGCGTATGGATGATGTAGACGCTTCAACCGATACTTTGCAAATGCCTTTTAGGTTCTATCCATGCTTAAGTGCTGGATTGGCTTATTATTTGTCTTTAAAAAAATCCCCTGAAAGAACGGGCATGCTCAAACAGTTATACGAAGAAGAATTTGAAAGAG